AGAAAAACAGATAATTCACGGCATTTGGGGTGGCTCAACGCCAACCGAAAGAGATGCTGTTGTTGTAAGGGATAAGAATGTCACCTTCAAAGGTATGGCACTTGGAATTATCCAATTACATAAAAAAGGATTGTCTGTCAACGAAATTGCAGGCCAATTGAACACATCGCCTAGTTATGCAAAGCGAGTTGTGAGCAAGTGGTTAGCAACTGAACAAGGAGCAGCACCATTACACCAACAGATAAAAGACTCATCCGAAGGCTTGCGTTAATCGTTGTGGTTAGCGTAGGAACTTCACTAACAGTTCAAGCAATAATGGCACAACCTGCAATACCTGAAGTGGTTATCTACAAAGATCGGCCACATCTAATGCAGGTGAATCCAAAGGAAGTGGCTCGCGAGCTACTTACCGCACATCAGTTCAAGTGCTTTAACGCTCTTATGAGCAAGGAAAGCGCCTGGCAAGATAAGGATAATCCGACTAGCACCGCATCAGGTGTTGGACAGTTATTGGATGGCACTTATCGCAATCTTGGAATGAAGCGCAGCAAATCAACTGTTGCCCAAACGATTGCAGCACTGGCCTACATTGGCCGAAGGTATGGTTCCAGCGGTCCGTGTGGAGCGTGGAAACATTTCAAACAAAAAAACTATTACTAATGGGGGTTAGTATGAGTGTAGAAATAGAAACAGGCGTGGTGGACTTTGATGCCAACACTGCCGCTTGGCTGGAGCAGTATAAATCTGCCGTAGCCAAGATCAAGGAACTGCAAGAAGTTGCAGATGTAGCTCGTGCGCACATTGAACGCGCACTGGGCGATAATCAAACTGGGATGTTCTTAAACCGCCCAGTTGTTCGTTATTCATTTGTTGAATCACGCCGCTTTGACACCAAACGCGCCCGTGAAATCCTACCTGCACAAGTTATAGAGGCTCTTGAGATAGTATCTACATCCCGCAGATTCTCTATTGTGAACGAGGACAATTAACAAATGACATTTGTACCTTTGAACACACCAGCAAAAGAACTTGCAATGGAGTTGAGTAACATCATTACCGAGGCAAGCAAATGGACACCGCGAAGCCAACAGGTTTATATCGGTCCATCTGAAATAGGGCAGGAATGTGTACGCAAACTTGCCTACAAGTTGCTGGATTGGGATAAGGCTAATGAGTCGGGTGGCGGTTCTTGGGCTGCCAATGTCGGTTCCGCCATCCACTCATTTTTAGAGGATGTTTTTAGCAAGCATCCTGATCGTTACGAAGTTGAGCAGAAAGTAAAGATTCGTGCCAACCTAGCAGGCACGATTGACCTATGGGATAAAGAAAAAGGTTATGTTTTAGACTGGAAAACTACTTCACCTGCTGGTGTAAAAGCCAAGCGCAGTGAAGGTGCAACCAGCCAACAAATCACGCAGGTTCAGCTTTATGGCTACGGAAAAGCCCAGCAAGGTGTGCAAGTAAATAAGGTCGGTCTTGTTTTCTTGCCAACTGGCGGTTCCATTGACGATATGCACATTGAACTCTTTGATTATGACGAGCAGGCAGCATTAGATGCACTTGCTCGCCTTGATTCAGTCTATTCATTGCTATCTACTATTGATGTTGAGGAAAACCCAGCGATGTGGCCATTGATTCCTGCTACACCATCACGACTTTGTATGTATTGCCCTTATTACCGACCTTTCAGCACTGATCTATCAGTTGCCTGCAATGGTGATACCGATGTGTGAGCGTGATGGTTGCGCCTGCACGATGCCAGCAAAAACAATCAATGACATTGCCAAAGAATTGGCTGAACTGACACCACCAATAGAGTTAGAAAACAACTAACACCCAACTCAAACCAAAAGAAACGGGGGAAAGCCAAATGGCTTTTTCAGCACCTAGCAGTAATACAGAATCGGTTAAAGTTGCCGATTTGAACGGACACTTGCTCATCCTTGAAGCGGTTGAATACAAAACAGGTATTCCAACAGTTCACGGTGATGCCGATGCGATTGAAGTACGCATCAATGATTTAGATACTGGCCTAAGCCACGAGTCAGTGCTGTTCTTTAATGTAGCTTTGAAGAACGCATTGAAAACAAAGATCGGCCAAAAAGTATTAGCACGCATCGGACAGGGGTCGGCAAAGCCTGGAAAGTCTGCGCCGTGGATTCTTGTTGATGCAACAGGCGATGCCGATGCAGTTGCAAAGGCAAACGCATTTATTGGTAACGCGGGCGCAGCACCTGCAACGGCTGCGGCACCTGCCAACATCAATGACCCTGCAGTGCAGGCATTGTTAGCACAACTGGGAGCAAAACCAGTTAACTAAACTTCTTGGGGTGCTTGTCCTTTCGGCCCCAAGAGATCGGCGTTGTGATGGTTCACAGACGAGGGATTGCATCGGGGGATGCAACTGCAGGTTCGATTCCTGCAACGCCACGCAAGACTAACGAACGGGGGATGCAATGCCTTTTTATGAATTCACTTGCGATTGTGGGCATATTGCTGAAGTGTTTTTTGAAATGGATGATGAAAAGAGAATCATCTGCGAAGGTTGCAAGAAGAAGTTAATGCAACGCAAGTATTCACTTGGGGGCATCGTTCTCAAGGGTGAAGGATGGGGCAAAAGTGTCTAATTACTGGGTGGATAAAATACCTTCAAAATTGGGCAAAGAATTTGTAAAGACTTACCATTATTCACACGGTATTCACAACGGGCCAATGACTTATGGAATGTTTGATGGGCTCGATTTAGTAGGTGTGTGTGCTTTTGCTAACCCTTGCAGTGAAGCCGTATGTGCAAGTGTGTTTGGTTTGGAATATAAAAGATCGGTGACTGAACTTCATCGGCTGGTGTTATTAGATGAGGTGCCTAAAAATAGTGAATCTTGGTTTATAGTTCGAGCATTGAAGGCGCTTAAAAAAGATCGGCCTAATTACAATGCAGTTTTATCATTTGCTGATGCAACTGAAGGACATTTAGGAACTATTTACCAAGCAACAAATGCTATTTACACAGGTACTTCAGGCAAGGCTACATTTTATTTAGATCAAGATGGCAGACTTAGACACCCACGCCAAAATGGTGTCAATATAAAGCCAAATGATGCAAAAGAAATGGGATGGGAACCAGTTAAGCGCGAAGGCAAGCATAGGTATTTGTATCTACTGCCTAATGGTAAAAACCACAAGAAAACATTGTTAAAGCAATTGCAATTAGAAAGTAAGCCGTATCCAAAGGGGGCAATAAATGAGACTAATTAACGCAGATTGCATTGAGGCAATGAAGGCGATGCCTGACAACTCGGTGGATTCAATTGTCACCGACCCGCCGTATGAGCTAGGGTTTATGGGCAAAAGTTGGGATGCCAGCGGCATTGCATTTAATGTTGAAGTATGGCGTGAGGCGTTACGAGTGATTAAGCCTGGTGGCCACCTGATTGCTTTTAGTGGCTCTCGCACTTATCACCGTATGGCCGTTGCCATTGAGGATGCAGGCTTTCAAATCCGCGATCAGATTATGTGGGTGTATGGATCAGGCTTTCCCAAGTCGCACAACATTTCAAAAGGAATTGATAAGGCTGCAGGTGCAGAGCGCGAGGTTGTAGGGCAGAAAATTCGCGGCGATGTTCAAGAAGCAAAATTAAAAGGCTCAACTTATTCGGTGGCAGATGCAAATAAAAACAATAATGCAATTTTTGGTTATGGTGTTGAAGATATAACTGTTGCATCAACGCTTGAAGCAAAGCAATGGGATGGCTGGGGAACTGCACTCAAACCTGCACACGAACCGATGGTGCTTGCTCGCAAGCCGCTTGAAGGCACCGTTGCAAACAATGTGCTGACTTATGGCGTTGGCGGGTTGAACATTGACGGTACAAGGGTTGGTACAACTGTTGAAACTTGGCCAGCATCAAGAAGTTATGCACCTGGACAATTGCAACCAGGTGGCAAGGGTGAAACTCAAGCAACTGGTGATGTACCAGCAGGCCGATTCCCCGCCAACTTCATTCACGATGGCAGTGATGAGGTTGTGGCGTTGTTTCCTGATACTGGCAAATCAACGGGTGGGCGCATTGGCAAGAAATCAATGGGCGATGTAACAAATGTTCCCGCTGGTGAATACGAAGCGGGCGATCCTGGATACGGTGACAGTGGCAGCGCCGCCCGATTCTTTTACTGCGCAAAGGCAAGCAAGCGTGACAGGAATGAGGGGCTTGATGGGTTTGAGGCAAAGCGTGATCACGATGGGCGCAAAGATGGCGGGGTCGGTGGCGATAATCCACGCAATCGCACTAACAATGCAAAGCTAAACCATCACCCAACGGTAAAACCAACATCATTGATGCAATACCTGGTTCGCCTGGTGACACCGCCAAATGGCATTGTGCTTGACCCGTTTATGGGTTCAGGTTCAACTGGCAAGGCGTGTGCCTATGAAGGGTTTGAATTCATTGGAATAGATCAATCGGCTGAGTATGTGGCAATTGCACAAGCACGCATTGACTTTGCATTGGCAGATAAATCCGATGAGCTGCCATTGTGAGCAAAAACGATGAGATAGTTTCACACCTAGCAAAAGAGTTATGGGCATCATTTGAGTATGGCCTGCCAGTATCACCCAGTGCAATGGCAAATTACATTGTCAGACAAATTGAAATTGCAGGTTATGAGATTGTTAAAGGGGGAACGAAATGACCAATGAAATCTTAACAACTGCACTTCGCTTTGCTACTCAAGGAATTGTTGTAGTGCCAGTAGCACCTGACGGCTCTAAGCGCCCAGGCTTATCTTCTTGGAAAGAGTTTCAAGATCGCCAGCCAACTCAAGATGAATTGCTTGCTTGGTTTAACAATGACACTGTTCAAGGCTTAGGCGTTATCACTGGCCCTATTTCAGGCAATCTTTTGATGATTGAGTTTGAAGGCCGAGCAGTAGAACAGAAACTGCATTTACGAGCTGCAGAGGCAATTAAATTGGCTGGGCTTGAAGATTTATGGCAAAGCATTGTTGACGGCTACACAGAGGCAACACCGTCAGGTGGAATTCATTTCCTTGTTAAGGTAGATGGCTTTGCAATTGACGGCAACACCAAACTG